TATCTAAGTCCACCTATCTACTCAACCCAGTAATGACACAGCAAGCTGCCAAAGAACAACGAAGAATTACTGGGTTGAGTAGATAGGGTGAGCAACCACCACGTCCGCTCACCCTACTATTATAGCATCTTTATCCTATAATGTCCTACACGCAGTTAACTTTTGACCTACAGACACCCCATACTCCCTTAAAGGAATGTCCGTTACGGACGTATGCGTCATACGCCCATTTTACGTTAACCGCAGCATTTCTCAGCTGTTCTTCGCTAGGGCGTCCATTAGCTAAAGCCCCCCAAAGGTTAACCTGGAAACAACCCACAGAGTAATCCTGAGTGGCAGGGTTGTGGTTGACAATACCAGGTCTCATACCACTCTCCGCAGTAGACACAGCAGTAGCAAGCGACTGATTCCACGGATATTTCGCTATCTCTGCAGCACAACTACCTACACCGCCGCGGTCTGTCATACCGACAGGCGTTAGACTAGGCTCTTGCTGTACTGGTTGAGGCTTCTGAGTTTCTGGCTGAACAGGCTTCTGTACAGGCGCTTCTGGAGTATTTTGCCTCTCTGGCTGTTCCTTAGGCGTTTCTAGCGGCTTTTCCTCTTTTAGTGGCTCATTATTCATCTCAATTTTTTGAAGCTCCTGTGCGGCTTCTAAACGCGTCTCCCGAGCTTCTAGTCTTGCTTTGTCCTCAGGCATCGCCGATGCTATAGCACCAAAAGAGAGAAGTCCAGCCATTGAAATCTTCAGGATTAAATTAAGAATAGGTTTCATACTACTTGTCTTTACCTTCTTGTAGTTGCTCTACAAAGTGGAAAACAATTAGTAGAAAAGCCGCAACGATTGCTGCGTACCCCAAGGCTTTACGCTCTACAACTGGTAGATAATCGACTAAAGCCAAACCAGCTACAACAATAATTGATAGTGCGTATGGTTTAATTGCTTTTATAAATCGTTCAAACATATTATTCTCGCTCCTTTTCTTAGTTTGACGGTCTCATTATAGCACACCCATAACCTGCTTGTCAATAGCCCTATTTCCCCAGCTTAATCTCTACATATTCAAATGGGGGTATTTCATTCATTGGGATTTCATCATACTCATTTGACTCAACAACAAAGATAACACTATCCCTAACGTGGTCGATTGTCATAGAAACCACTTTGGCGTCTTCTGGCACTCCCTTTAAGATGGTAGTATGCTTTGCTATCTTAAACCCCTTAGTGAATAGCCTCAAAAAATCTTGAGGGGACACCATAAGCATACGAACTCTACGCTTAGGCATATCTTTTTTGGGGACATCTTTAGCGTCGATTATATTAGATTTTTTACTCACTTATTATTACTCCTTCTGGGTCTATTATAGACTCTTTAGCTAATACGATTTTACCCGTATACCCCCAATACTTACTAGCGGCGACATTATGAACATAAGAGTCGTTTTCACATAAAGCGTCCATAAAAGCCTTTAGATAATTATCAACATCTGGTTTACTTTGGTGGGGTTTGTTACACATCATTTGCTTCTTTTTGGCGCTCCAAGAACTAGGCATAGGCACCAAAAACATAACAGAAAACTTAGGAGGCAATGGGTCTTTTATTGAACTGCGCAACTTATCCTTAAATGTATAATATTTCACAACAGCAGGACGCTTTTTCCATCTATCGCTGCGGGTCATCCTAGGTTTTGGCACTGGATTGACATCAATGGTTATGGGCTCTTTCATGGCACTCCCTTGTCAAAAAAACTAAATTGCTTCTATCGTAGTATAAGTCTGGACGCTCATTGCGTCCTTTGATATGGTGCAAGTCCATGTATTTAGGCTCCCTAGCATATCCACATCGGGGGAGTCCAATCTTATAGTCCTCGCATGCTATAAGATTGTCCTCATCCAAAGCCTCTTGAGCGAACTTATTCCTTGTTTCCGCCCATTTTTTGGCTTTCTCCCCACGTCTCTTCAAAGGCGAGTTCCGCTTCAAGCTCCTTGACTGCCTTAGCCTCTTCATCGGTCATCTCCAGAGTCGGCAGTTCTTTTATTTTTTTGCTTTTTCGCTTTGATGGCTTCTTCGCTGATTTTTTTAAGCTCATCTGTCTTACCTTCATCTTTGAGCTTACCAAAGTAACCACGAGTCCTAGAATTACCACCCAGGCGGCCAATTCTCGCATGGATATCGCTTCCATATCGCTCCTTTCTAGTCTGAGCGGCTTTCTTACCAGCGGCAGACCTATTAAATGTGGGGATTTTTCTCCCTAGACTATCTACTCTCTGCATATACTATTCATTATCCGGATGGGATTTTAATACTGCTCGCCTGAATCCAGCCATAGCATTTGTATAGTACGTATCCCAATCTTCTGTTATTATCTTTTGCTTTGTTTTGGTAGCCCAGACAGCATACAGCGCATGCCGTAGCTGCTGGGAAGGAGTCTCCCCTTGGGAGTTAGTATCTCCCTTGGGGATATCCGTACCCTTAATGGAATCCTTCTTGAATACCAGGTGCCCCGTAGTCTTACGGAATCCATCAATAGTAGAGAATTGCTCAGTACTCATCTCCGTTAAGGTTTCAAAGGCTAAGGAGACTGAATCATCCGCCTTACGGTTAGCCCTCACCAAAGTAACTTCAAGAGCGAGCAAGCTCATATTATCGTACCCTTCTTAGGAACAAAAACCCGTTGCGTGCATTTTCTGCAACTTCAAAGCCTCCTGGCAAACCACAAGCAGTACTCTCATTTGGTTTCTTTGAGAAGTAATAGATTACTTGAGACTTATTGCCTCGCAAAATTACTACTTTGGTGTTCAGGTAGTGTTTTACCCCCTTACTGTTAGTATGTGTGTAATGAGCTGTACTCATCTTTTTATCCTCCTATTATTTTGTAAAACTAATCTTATAACTATAGTCCGTTAAAATGGGACATCTTGGATATCAATTTTGTCTTCTTCTGCAGAAGCTTCTTCAGCGCCGTTTTCAGTATCATCAGCAGTCCATTCAGGTGAATTCTCAATCTTGTCCTGTAGCCACTCTGGCAGGTCATTAAACACCTCCATGTCAGGGTCTTCTACTGAGAAACTAATTAGCTCATTAACCCCCTCAGGTTTTTTCTTGGTGGTCATGATAGCCGAGATATTAGCGTAAGTGCGCTGTCCATCTTTACTATTTGTGTGTACAATTTGTAGCTTACAAGCCTGTCCTAATAGTTTAGACAAGTCAAAGCCAGCAGCCTCGTCTTCCGTGAACTTTTTACCCCGCCAAGCCTCTAAGTGCTTGCGTAGGGTTGATTTTTGGTGCATAGACAACTTATAGCTATTGAAAATGATATAAGGCTGTCCATCTTCCATGCGGACTTTTTCGCCTTCGTCATCCTCCAAAAGCTCGAAGTACAGATATACTTGTCGAGTGTCTTTTGTGCCGAACTGAGACGTGATAGTCTGAGTACCGACATCCACCATCTTAAAACAGCGCGCCAAGAATACGCCTTCTGGAGCGATTTCAAAATCACCACCAGTCGTCAAGGGCGCTTTAATTGATGTAACTTTAGCCATTATTTCTCCTCCTTTTTGGCTTTAGGGTCTCGCAATACACCAAGGTCGTAACCTCTCTGTAGCAAGCCCCCCTTAGTTTTCTCTGCCATACGGTTACAAATAAACACCGCACGAACCCAATTTTTCAGACTTTCTATATCAAGTCCTAATTCGCTAGCGAAGAGAGCCGTAAAGCCCCCGTCCTTGCGACAGGAAACGATTAGAAGGTCATCAATAGGTTCTCCGTCCATCTCTTCCCAGATAAGGGCGTATATAGCAGACTGTATGTAATATTGGTAATTTATACCCTCCGGCATAGCGGCATCTAGAGACTTACTGGCATTTGAAGTCTTCCAGTCGGCAAGAACTAGCTTGTCACCAAAACGAATAAGTCCATCAAACGTGCCGCTAACATGATATTTCAACGAATAAACAATCTCTTCAGCCCCCACTAGTTTTGGTGAAACCTTATTCCACCATTCAACAAATCGGCTAAAGGCAAGTTCAGCAGAAGCCACATCGCTATCTAGGTTAGCTAAAGCTTCGTCCTTGTCTCCCTGGGTACGATACTCAGAGTTATTGAGAAGTTCAGTATAAGCCTCTCTGATATCAAAAGGCTCAACATCCTGTCCATCCTGTTTGCGGACATAGTGTTCGATCGCGTCGTGGACTACAGAACCTATATCAGCCCCCTTCTTTTGGCGGCGGATATAG